AAGAACAAGTTATTATTGAGTATAAAAAGTGTATGAAAAGCACTCCGTATGCACTGAAAACTTATTTACAAACTTACGACAATACGGTTTCCCGTTATGTACCTTTGGAACTGTTTCAAGACCAAGTTCAACTTGTCGAGGATTATGAGGAGTACAATGAAAATATTGCCCTGAAGTATCGTCAAGCGGGGGTATCGACAGTTACTGCCGCTTGGGCAAGTAAAAGATTAGCATTTGCAAGGAAAGAAAAACCCGAGAAAGTTCTTATAATTGCAAATAAATTAGATACTTCGGTGGAATTTGCGAACAAAATCCGTGGATTCACCGAACAATGGCCAAGTTGGGTCGGAATTGGGTTTGCACCTGAAAAAAATTCCGCTCGTCACTTTAAACTATCAAACGGATGTGAAGTAAAAGCTGTTGCAACTTCAAAAGATGCACTTCGTGGTTACACCCCCACAACATTAATTTTTGACGAAGCCGCGTTTATTGAGGCTGATAGTGATTTTTGGGCGGCTTGTATGGCATCTCTTTCTACAGGAGGTAAAGTCGTTGTAATTTCAACCCCTAATGGTTTTGACGCAATTTACTATGAAATTTATGACCAAGCGCTTCGTGGTATGAATGATTTCAAAATCACTGAAATGTATTGGTATCGTGACCCTAGATATACCAAAGATTTGTATATGGTTAAAACTAAAGACTTAGTTCATTACCTTCTTAACAAACATGAATACCCATTAGATAGTATTATTGATTTATCACTTGAAAATAGAAAAGAAAGAAATTTAGATACTTTACACAAATATATTGAAGACGGTTATAAACCATGCTCATCTTGGTTAGAAAGTATGGTTAAAAAACTAAAATATGATAGAAGAAAAGTTGCACAAGAATTAGAATGTAACTTTTTGGGTTCAGGTGATAATGTATTTGATTCTGAACTTTTACAGAATATCCAAAAAAATGATATTAAGGAACCAAGTGCCAAATTGGTAGGTGGACAATTATGGATTTGGAAAGAACCTGTAAATGGTCACAAATATGTTATGGGTATAGATGTTTCTCGGGGAGATTCTGAAGACTTTTCTTGTTTTGTAATTATTGATTTTGATGAAAAAGAACAAGTATTAGAATTTGTTGGAAAATTACCACCCGATACATTAGCCGAAATCGCATATAAGTGGGGTATTATGTATAGTGCCTTGTGTGTTATAGATTTGACTGGTGGTATGGGGGTTGCAACGGCAAGAAAACTTCAAGAAATGGGTTATGAAAATTTTTTCTATGATGGAGTCGACATGTCAAATAAATGGAAATATGACCCAAGAGTTAAAGAGAAAATACCTGGGATTAATTTTAACAATAAAAGGGTCCAAATCATCGCTTCATTCGAAGAATCCCTCCGTCATGAATTTAAAGTAAGGTCAAGTAGGTTGGTAAATGAAATGGGAACTTTTATTTATATCCATGGTCGACCTGACCACCAAAAAGGTCATCATGATGATTGTATTATGTCCATTGCAATGGCGACTTATGTCGCGGAAGCGGCATTCCCCTCACTGGTTAAGGTGGTAAACCATACAAAAGCAATGTTGGATTCTTGGTCTACTGTTGTTACCGAAAATAAAGAAAAATCCGAATATTTTAATCCTTCTTTACCACAGTTTAATCGTTCGGGGATGAATCACTCTAAAAATTATGAGGCCACCCGAAATGATTATCAAAAGTATGGTTGGTTATTCGGAAGGTAAAAGTATTTATAATAATCCATAAGGGATTAAGTTTGAGTAAGAATGGAAAATAAAAATTTAACGGTTTGGCAGAGGTTAACAAGGGCTTTGGGTCCTAATGCCTTGATGAATCAAGATTTTCCTGTCTATAAGTTAGATAAAAAGGAATTACTCAGAACTACCGATAAAACTGAGTACGAAAGGGAAAAACTTCAAGCCAAACAATCATTTTATTTAGCAAATCAATTTGCTAAGGTTGAGAATAACCTTTACACTCAAGCCGTATATTATGAACCAAATCGTTTGGCTTCGTATTACGATTACGAATCTATGGAGTACACTCCGGAAATTTCTGCGGCCTTAGATATCTACGCTGAAGAATCTACCACACCAAACGAAGATGGTCAAATTCTTCAAATTTATTCTGAATCAAAAAGAATCAAATCCGTTTTATCAGATTTATTTAATAATTCTTTAGACATCAATACTAATCTACCCATGTGGACAAGAAACACCTGTAAGTACGGTGATAATTTCGTTTATATGAGATTAGACCCTGAAAAAGGTGTTGTTGGATGTCAACAACTACCTAACATCGAAATTGAGAGATTTGAACAAGGTTTGTCAACAAGAAATGCTTCGGTTGGTGTTACAAAAAATGATACTGAAGACAAAGGGTTAAGGTTTACTTGGAAAACCCAAAATATGGAATTTCAAACTTGGGAAATTGCACACTTCAGATTATTAGGGGACGACAGAAAACTCCCATATGGTACCTCAATGTTGGAAAAATCTCGTCGCATTTGGAAACAACTTTTGTTATCTGAAGATGCGATGTTGATTTATCGTACCTCACGAGCCCCTGAAAGAAGAATTTTCAAAGTTTATGTTGGAAACATGAACGATGATGATGTCGAGGCTTATGTACAACGTGTTGCTAACAAGTTCAAAAGGGAACAAATTGTAGATTCCAAAACAGGTAATGTTGATATGAGGTTTAACCAAATGGCTGTAGACCAAGACTTTTTCATTCCTGTTAGGGACCCAGCACAACCATCTCCAATTGAAACTTTGCCTGGAGCACAGAATCTTTCAGAGATTGCTGACATTGAATACATTCAGAAAAAACTTGTTACCGCACTTAGAATTCCTAAGGCCTTTTTAGGTTTTGAAGAAGTTGTCGGTGACGGTAAAACTTTAGCTTTGATGGATATCCGATTTGCAAGGACCATTAATAGAATTCAAAAGTCGATGTTGCAAGAACTTAATAAGGTTGCAATTATCCATTTATTTCTACTTGGTTTTGAAGAAGAGATTTCTAATTTTACTTTAGGTCTTACTAACCCATCAACACAAGCCGACTTACTGAAGGTTGATATATGGAAAGAAAAAGTTCTTTTGTATCGTGATTTAGTCTCAGACCCTGGAAATGGTATTCAACCTGCTTCATCTACTTGGGCTAAGAAACACATTTTCAATTGGTCAGATGATGAAATAAGAACTGACCTTCTACAACAGAGAATGGAAAGAGCCATTGGTGAGGAATTAAAGAACACTCCGACAGTAATTTCTAAAACAGGATTGTTTGACCAACTTGATAAATTGTATGGAAATAAACCTGGTGAAGGGGCACCACAAGCACCTCCTGGAGAAACCTCTGAACCAGCAGCTGCGGCGTTTGGTGGTGGTGGTTTTGATGCGAGTGCGGACCTTGGTGGAGACCTTGGTGGAGACCTTGGTGGAGACTTAACTGGTGAAACACCAGACTTGGGTGCAACAGCCCCTGAAGAGGGTGAAATTACACCAGAATCAATACAAAATAAAGATATGAATATTTTGATAGAAACTGGTTTATATGGTAATCAGTTTCTAAATTTAGGTATTGCACAACAAAGTTTAGGTAAAATAGAAGAGGAGTTAGATAAGTTGTTAAATTCCTAATATTTATTAGAGAATAAATACGACCTCATGACCTTCGGACAAATTAAATCGATTATCGAAAAAAACTTGGTAGAGTCTTACAAAGATTCCTCTACTTTCAAGCAAACATTAAAAGAATTCAAACATAATGTTTTGAACAATAAATCATTTTCAAAGGTTTATTCCATTTATGATGACCTTAATACACCACAAGGTTTATCTGAAAACGATGCTAAAGAATTCTTAGAAGAGTCTGTAAATGTAATTAGACATTTATTAGAAAATACTTCATTACCAAAAAATGGGGAAAAAGCAGCAAATATTTACCAAAATATTGATAATTTGGTATATTTTGAAAATGTGAATATTCACGAAAGGTTGTCGTCAAAGAAAATGTTAATCGATAATCTTATGTTAACCACAAAAGGTTTAAATGAAAGTCCTAAAATCCCTTTAAAATCAATGGTTTCAATTGCCAATCAAACTATTGGAAAATATATTGAGAGTTTAGATGAGACAACAAAAAAAGAGGTATTCTATATTTTGGCTTCAAAGAATGAAGACTTAGAAATTGAGTACACAACACTTAAAGAATCGACAATTAACAAATTGAAGGTATTACTTAACAAACAAGAGGAATCGGATATTCAATCCAAAATTAACGAAACGATTGAAAGGATTGAAATTGAAAAATTTGACCAAGTTAATTATGTAAAGTTAAAGAGATTAGAAGAGTCTATTGTTCTTGATTCTTAAACTTTTGAACATAAGAAGCTTTGATTTTTTCGGCTCTTATTTTAACAGATTTTTTTTGGTATTCTTTTAAAGAATTTAGTTTCTGATTCTGTTTGGTTTTAATTACTTTAGACTTGAGCATCTTGAGTGCTTTTTCAATGTTTTTGTCTACCTGTACTATTAACATATAATAGAAATATTTGGATTTGGGGTAAAAGTTTGTTATGATTTATAAAAAATAAACAGATTCCAATCTGAATATGAATGAAAAAAGGAAAAACGGTTAAGATTAACCAATATGAATCAATTAAAACTCAATACGGAACAGTAGATTCAAAACAACTAAAATCACTTTACATAAACATGCAAACATGGGTAGCCCCAAAAGTCGAAATGGAAAATTGGGACCGTATAGTGGGTGGTCTTTCAAGAAATGTTAAACACAGTGTTTATGAGAGTATTAATAGAGAACTTTTTGCGGAAAAATTTATTGTTGATTTAGACCTTAGAACTAGTGGAATTCAATTAGGTAAAAAATCTTTTATGAATCTTGAGATAAATCTTTTTACAAAAACAGAAATAGATTTCAAAGGTTCAATTCTTAAAGATGCGATAAAAAAAATTATAAGAGAAATTTATAAAGATTGTGTTATCAAAAATGACTACTTCACATTTACTTCGAGTAAAGAAAAGATAAAAATAAAAACTATGAACTAACATTATATTTATTTTAAAACAATATAATGAAAGATTTACACATTCTTGGGCCAAGAGAAACGGGTAAGGGGATTTTAATCGAAATGGACGCAGGTTACATTTCACCATCTGACCCCCTTAACGAATCTTTTTTGAAAGAACAAAAACAAATGGATTACAGAAACCCATTTGAGTTTTATGCTGTTCTTCAAAAATTCGGTGTCCCAAATAGAAATGGAAGAGTATACCCTGAGAGAATTTTAAAAAGAGAATCCGATAGATACAAAACCGCAATTAAAAAAGGTTTATCAACCTCTGAATTAAATCACCCTGAATCATCATTGATTGATTTGGATAGAGTATCACACCTTATTACAGACATATGGTGGGATGGTCACATCCTTATGGGTAAATTAAAACTTCTAACATCACCTGGATTCCACGAGAGTGGTATTGTATCGACCAAAGGAGATATCGCCGCAAACCTCATTAGACAGGGTGTTACAATGGGTGTTTCATCTCGTGGTGTAGGGTCATTGGCAAAAAAAGGAGAACAAAATGAAGTACAAGACGATTTTGAGTTAATCTGCTTTGACTTGGTCTCTTCACCGTCAACCCCTGGTGCTTACCTATTTAACACCCCCGAAGAGAGGTCAATGTACGAGGAAAACCTCGATGAAGAAAAAAACCAAAAAATTTCTGACTCAGGAATGAACAAGTCAGTTGATTTAATGAAAAAATTAACCGATTATTTAAATCGTTAACTAAAATGAATTAATAATTATGGATGAGAAATTTTTTGTAGCTAAAGTGGTTTATGATTTACCTGATGAAAATTCAGGACGAATTAAAAAAATCCGAGAAGAGAAACTTGTTAATGGTTTCTCAGTTACCGATGTCGAAGCTAAAGTAACAAAGAAATATACGGGGTTCCAACACGAATGGCGTATCGTTTCAGTTGTAGAAAGCAAAATTGATGAAGTAATCGAATAACTTAAAAGGTGGTTTTCCACCTTTTTTTTGTCCGTTTTAAATCTTTTTCGTAAAGAAGGGGGTTTATAAACGGATTTTTTTATTTACAGAACTATTTATAAGGTAAATTAAAAACAATTTTTATGCAAGAAACTAAAAATTTAGTTGAAGAGGCACTTATTCAAATGAGAAATGTTGAAGAAGTCATTGCCGAAAACGCAAAAGGAATACTTGCTTCTACAATGAAGGAAGAAATCAGTCAGTTAGTAAAGGAATCTCTTTCCGAACAAGAAGATGAGGTTGAAGTTGATACTGAGCTAGACATGGATTTTGATATGGATAGCGATGTTGATAATATGCTAGATTCTGATAATGAATTCAATATGGATTTTGATTCGGATGAAGAAACTATCGATATGACAGATATGTCTGATGATGAAGTTATCAAGGCTTTTAAAGCTATGGGACCTGAAGATGGAATCGTAGTTGTAAAAGACGAAGGTATGGTTCACATTACTGACGATAATGAAGATGTTGAATACATTGTAAAACTTGACGAGTCTGAAATGGATGACGAAGAGGATATGATGGAAGAGATGGATATAGAAAAACAAGAAATGGAATTCGACGAACTTGATGTTGAAGAAGACCCTGACTTGGACGCTGTTTTGGATGCTCTTTATTCATCGTCTGAAACTATGGAAGAGGACGAAATCATGTATGAGATAGAAATGGATGAGGAAGAATTAGACCTTTCTGAAGATATGGATGAAGAATCTATGGAAGAGGAAGAGATGGAAGAGTACTCACACGAGGAATATAACCTTGAAGAAGCTAAAATGACTGTAAAACCAAAAGGCGTAGGTATGGGTCATCCTAAATTTAAGTACGACAGTACTTTACCAAAAAAAGGATTTGATGACCACAAAAAGGCTGGACCTAAAGCTATGGGTACTGGTAAAGCAAAATTTGAATTCAAAGAGGGTGAAATGGAAGAAGATTCTAAGAAACGCGAATACAGACGTAAGAAAGTAGACGGTGTTGAAAAGAAAGCTGGTGAGGGTAAAGATGGACACTACAAAGACTACGAAGGAAAGTTCGGTGGTAACAAAGGTGACAAATCTGAAACTAATCCTGGTAAGAAAGACTATGAAACCAAGGAGGAAACAAAAGAGGCTGCTAGAACTTATGGTATGGGGTCAAAAGAAGGTAGAGGGTTAAGAAAAGGTATCACAAATAACAGAAATTATGTTTATGGTGATAATGGTGTAAAAGTAGAAGCTGTTGAAGTAGAATTAAATTTGTTAAGGGAAAAGAATGAAGAGTACAGAAAAGCTCTTAATGTCTTTAGAGAAAAACTCAACGAAGTTGCTGTTTTTAACTCGAACTTGGCATATGCTACGAGATTGTTTACTGAACATTCCACTACCAAAAAAGAAAAAATAAATATCCTGAGAAGATTTGATTCTGTAGAATCACTTAAAGAATCAAAACAACTCTACAAAACTGTCAAGGATGAACTTTCTAACACTGAAACGAAAAATATTTCTGAAAGTGTTGAAAGACAGTTGAACTCAG